TAAAGGGAAAATTTGGATAAACGACGGAATTAAATCGGTAATGATTGCCTTTACTGATTTAATTCCGTCGGGGTTCGTCCGTGGTAGAATTAAGGTTTGAATTTCTTCACCGCACCTTCAACGAAATCGAACAACTTGCCTGCATCGGCTTGGGTGATTTTATCGTTGACATCAAGTGAGGCTTTGATTGAGTTCATCAGACCAACAGATTTGTTAATCGATTCACCGGTTGTATTTTTGACGATGTCGTCTACCTGCTTATATATGTTCAGTGCTTCGCCTTGCAGATCGAGGCCGGTTGTATTCTTCACATATTCAAGACCACGCTGCACCACAGGGTTCGACAAGATCGGCGCAAGGTACGGACCGAGCGGTGTATCAAGTAGGCTGTCCATGCTGTTCTCAGGGTCCGCTGAGAGATCAAGGTTAATCCAACGACGATAGGCAAACTGAACCATCAATTCGTGAACGTTGTTGTGTTCACTGTTCGACAATGTCAGTGGGTTCATCATGACTGGGAATGCGTCAATCAGCGCGATTGCATGGACAATCTTGTCGTTCTGATCAAGCTGGAACACGTTGATCGTTACCGCATAGTCGGTCAGATAACTAACTTCATGCGTTTCAGGATCAACGACCATATTCATCCACTGATCGATGATGGTCTTTTCATACATGTCCTGCGACACATGAAAGGTGAACTGCTGGTTGCCGTACATCAGCGACTGACCAATCTTGTGCACGTCACCGTTATATTTGGTCTCGGACGTGTTGATCGTCTTGCCAGGAAGTTCAGTTTGCGAACACATCAAATCAAGACCACGGGTGTATTCAGCAGAGCCGCCACCGGTGAAGATGCGAATCACTTTGACTGCTTCACCAAACAACGCTTTGAGTTTGGAGACAGGTGGTTTAGGCCCTACGAATTCATCACTCGATTCATCACCAATAGCATCATTGCGCATCATAGGTGTAGGAATGAGTACCTGGAATCGGTTAGTACGCGCCAGGCCATTTTGCAAGATGTTCGCTGTATGTTCTTTGAAAGAAGCCATAACGTGGTTTTGTCCTATAAATACTAGAGAATATACACATCTGTTATTTAGCTAGGACTCCATAATTTATGGCCGCGCAACCAAAAGACGAACCAGTCAAGAATTCGACAGGCACGGACCTTGAGATCCTAAAAAACCTTGAGAAAGCGTTTTACCGTAATAACCCGAATTCAATGAAGCGTAACATTGCCGCATCGCTTGACTGGTTCCGTAACTATGTTGGTAAGTCTTACAACAAGCTCGGTACAGGCGCGATGTTTCGAGATCGCAGTTTGTGGGCTAAGAAGCTGACACCTGGTCGTATGTACTTCTTTGAATACGATGCCAAGCACAAGGCGACTCTGCCTATCTGGGACCGTTACCCAATGATGTTCCCTATAAGCTCGTACAAAGCGAAAGACGGGATGGAGATTGTCATTGGACTGAACATGCACTATCTCTCGCCAAAGATGCGGATGATCGCGTTTGCCGCCCTGTTGAAGCTGCGCACTGAGAGTCGTTATCGCAAGCACACAAAGTTGGCTCTTGAATGGGAACTGCTGAAGAACCTAAGTGAAGTCGACATGTTCAAGCATTGCATCCACTCATACCGTATGGACCACGTCAAATCAGTGTTCGTCGAAGTACCTTCGCAGTCTTGGGAGATGGCTTTGTTCTTACCACTGGCACGATTCCAGAAAGGTTCAAATGCCGATGCTTACAAGCTCAAGAAGTAAACCCATGTTGTACCAAAGGAGATGGAAGATATGAGTAAGTTTGTCACGCAACTGCGCGCTATCGAAATTGACCGTACTGTACACCAACTGACTGCCGACCTGGTATATGACGACGATGTTGAGGGTATGATTACTGTACCTAAAGACTTCGTTACAGACTACGCCAGTATCGGTGGTCTTAATAACGTCGTACTCTTCCCACTGTTCGCATTGTTTGCCACATACGGTAACTATGCAAGTTCAGTTCACGACTACCTATATCGAAACGGTAAGCTCACACGCGCTCGCGCTGATGCTGTGTTCTACCGTGCCCTGCGAGTTGAAGGCGTTGGTAAGCTTCGTGCCGCGTTGTTCTGGGCAGGCGTTCGTATCGGTGGTGCCTCAAGCTATAAGGATTAACAATGCCTATCACCAAAGAACAACTTGTTGCAATTCTACCAAAGTCTGGCAAGATGGCTGACGCTATGCTGCCTGGTCTGAATGAAGCAATGGACAAGTATCTGATCAACACGCGCTTGCGCACTGCTGCATTCATTTCACAGGTAGGTCATGAGTCGGGCCAGTTTGTCTGGCTGAAAGAACTCGGTAACAACGCATATCTGGCGAAGTACGACACAGGCACGCTTGCTGCGCGTTTAGGTAATACACCTGAAGCTGATGGGGATGGTCAGAAGTATCGTGGTCGTGGTCTGATTCAGATCACAGGTCATGACAACTATCTGGCGTGTAGCAAGGGGTTGTTTGGTGATGATCGTTTGTTGAAGACACCTGAACTTTTGGAACAGCCAAAATATGCCGCGTTGTCTGCCGCATGGTTCTGGAATTCACGCAAGTTGAATGATCTTGCTGATATCTCGGCGTTCGAGACAATCACTAGACGGATCAATGGTGGTGTCAACGGGCTCGCTGAACGAGTCGAGTTCTACAACAAGGCATTGAAAGTGCTGAAATAACAAAAGGGCCGATTAAGGCCCTTTGTTTTGGTTGTCGATTAGATGTCGGGGCGCAAATTTTTCATTGCACGATCAGCAACACCATAGTCCCAATCATGGTCTTCAAGTAGCTTAATAGCTTGCTCACTGGTGAAGTTGTAATCGTCCATCAGATACCGCACTTGACGCCATTGGGTAGATGTGAGTTCCATGATGTATCCTTCTTCACTGGGTTTTGACAAGTTCATAAGCGTCAAACGAATCAACGCGACCACCGACGAAACTGACAACGTAAGCGTTTGCACCGTTAGCTTTAGGGCTAGCTTTGATCACTTTCACAGAGCGCATCACACCATCACGACCTTGGGCGGTCATACCCTTTTTCAGTTCGTTTGCTGCGACGTTACGGACGATGCTGATGAATGCGTTCATGATGTCTACTACTCGTTGTTCGTTTCGATGTGTTGATTATGGATCAGGTCACTTACCTTGTCAACCTTTCAACCAGACCGCTTGTGCTTCAGTTGCGTCGAGCATTTTGAGAACAACATTCTGACCTGCAACCTGTTGACGAACGACCTCACTGCGGGCGTATTCGTAACCCAACGATGACCAAGTAGCACGACGAAATGGAGAGTCGCCTTTGTCACTTTCACCAGCAGTCACGGTAGCCACCTTTTTGTTGTAGCCGTCCATGAACTTTTTGAGTTGAGCTGCGTTGAGTGCTTGCTTGTTCATGATGTCGTCCTTCTTCACGTTGTTTGCTTCGATGAGTTGATTATGGACGTTACCTACCATCATGTCAAGCGTTTTGTTTGGATTAATTGGTAAACGTCCTCCAGTGGCATTTCGTCAAGATCATCACTCTGAAAACCTCGACCCACGAGCTTGACCAGTTGCGCCCCTGCTGCATCGTTGTCACCAATCGCAATGACATTGTGACTATGACTCAACAGCCAAAGCAATGACTGCATCTTCACAGGGTTCGCCGTCAAGACAGCAAGCGCATTCAGGCCCACGCTATGCAGTGTCGCCGCTTTGAAGATCCCTTCAACAACGTAGATATCTGCTTTGCTGCTGTCGTAGCTCTCAAGGCCCCACAGGGCGCTTGTATCTCTTGGTGCGTATGTGAAGTAGCGCGATTCACGCGGATCGTTATGGCGCTTCTCTTTGATGTCTGGTCGGTACTGTTGAAAGCCAACGTATTGACCTGACAGGTTGTGAAGTAACACGGTCAGAATACGTTGGTCATGATCGATGTGCTGGTGCACGTAACGCGACGGGTCGTAATGTCTACTCAGAAGGTGTTTGATCATATTGATTCCTCACTTATGGAAAAGGACCCTTTCGGGTCCTTGTCAACTACTCACATGTTGCTTAGGCTTGTTCGGCCATACGCTTGAACATGTCCAGAACGCTTTCGCCTTCTACTGCATCAGACGATGAGGTTTGCTCAGGCGCTTCATCAACTGACTTGCCCGCTGCATCATCACCGTTGTCAACGTTGGTGTCCAGGTCAGCTTGCTTTTCCAGACGCGCTGCAACCGATTCAGCAGGGTCACCCGATTCCAGTTTGTTGTGCGCTTCGCCAGTCACTTTCTTGAAGCGAACAGCCAGTTCTTCGAAAGTCTTGACTTTCAGGAACTCAGACAGGTCGTAGGTCTTACCGAACAGCTCTTCTTTCTTGGCGTCGTCACCTTCAAACAGTTCGGACACGCGGTCGAACTCACTGTTTTCGTAGTTAGGAACTACAGTCTTGCCGCCGTTGCGCTGATCAGGAATCTCTTTACCGACGATCTTGATCTTGAAGTCTGCACCAGACCACAGATCGAACGGATCCATCGGCTGATCATCTTCGAACTCAGGCTTGGCCGCTGCTTCAATTTTCTTGAAGATTTGACCGCCGAACTCATAAATGGCGTTCTTACCATTCCAATCAGTCGACACAGTATCTTTGATCACGTAAACGTTGGCGAAGTACTTGGTGTTGCGCTTGCGAGCCCGAGCGATGTTTTTGAACGACTCGTTGCCTTCGTTCTCGCCTTTCTTCCAGTACAGGGTGTTAGCGATACCGACCGGATCTTCTTCACCGATAGTCGAACGACTGTTCTCGATGTACCAGCCATCCTTGCCTTTGAATGCGTGACTGAACACACGAACAAAATGCTCACCTTCTTTTGCAGGAAGGAAACGAATGACGGCGTAGCCCTTGCCTTCTTTCTTGTCGAAACCGGGCTTGTACAGACGCTCATCTTTCTGGGTGCTAGAGCCCTTGTTCAGAGTTTCCAGCTTCTCGGTCAGTTTGGACAGAGTGGAACCACGGTTACTGCGAAGTTTTGCGAAGTCGACCATTTTTGAATCACCTTTAAGAAGTTTTGTTACTTGATTTAGTTACTGTTTTTTGAATGCTTCTACTGTAGCGTCTTTAAGCTGTCTCAGAAGTGGACCGCTAATATAAAGTTGCATGAACTTCATGTCAAACTCTAATTTAACTTTCCATGCCTCAAATACAAACGGCTCATTAGACACTACCGTATTTAGTAGCTCAGGAACGACGAGGCATAATACAACTGCTTGGTCGTGTGTCATATGCTTCTCAGCGTACAACTGATAGAACTTAGGTAGCATCTCGCTACAGGCAAAGAGTTCAAAGAAACTGAGAAGGATATGCTCCTTCATCAATCCTTCAATCCATGCCTTATGTCGCGAAACAAGACCAAAGCCGAACTCTTTCTCGAACCGACTGTGACAACCATGCATCATACCGATCGCATCAGGCTTCACATAACCAGACTTGAACGCAGGGTAGAAAAACTTGATCTGGTCAAGCTTAGTCGGACGATCGCGCTCAATCTTCGCATACTGGTACACGAGACGCTTCTTGGTAGCAAACGTCTCAGGCTTACACTTACCGCTGAAGTTGTATTTCCATCCATCGAGGTTGCCACGGAAGTGCAGACCCATACCGAGAAAGGTCTTGTACGCTTCAAGACCATTCATAGGTGCAACTCATGGTTGGGATAACCAGCGATTACCTTTTTAACATCATAGGCCGGCATGTAGTTTTGAATAGTGTTGCCGTAGACAACCCCGATGTGGACGTTTGACTCAACATACAATCGAGTTCCATCTGGAAAGATATGACCAGAGGCAATGAATTTGCGAGCGGCCTCTTTAGCCTCTTCGACTGAGTCATGACCACTGATCGTCCAACGACGTTTGCCGTAGGATCTCATCAACCAATGTTCTTTCATTGCACGATATACTCCTCATCAATATCGAACTTGCTGTGATAGGTGCTGTAGTCAAAGATGATCGACTCTGGTGTATCGTCAACCCAGATGTCAACTTTGATCCCACGCATCAACATGAACTGTCGCTTTGACTGTTGACCAGTGAAGTACACCTTATACCCAGCCTTAACTAGGAAGTCGAGGTCTTCAGGGCAGCAATCAGGTTGGCGGTAGGTAACGATAATGACACGATAGCCAGTCAACTCGAACGCCTTGAGGATCTTCAACCAGGCACTGTCATGATGGCTTATCGTGTCGTCGTAATCGACCGCGACAACCTTTTGATAAAAGTCGTCGACTGATCCGTACATGGTTACATCAACCTCACACCTGGCGTGTCTTTCAGCAAGCCCGCTGCCGACGCTTCGTTCTCGATACAACCAATGATTTTGCTGTTGAGCATCTTCGCGATCTCAGGCATCTCATGGTCAGTTTCATTCGTGTAAAACCACACGATTGTTTCTGTGTAGGTATCGAATGCCTTTTCCTCTTTCAAGCCTTCGATATAAAGGCTGAACTCGTTTGCGTCTTTGTACATTTGGTGCTCCGGTTATGCCGATCTCGGCGTAAAGTCAAAGACTGGAGCTGGTGCGGGCTTCTTACCGCATTCGATCACAGCGAAACAGCGGTCAAGCGTTTTAAGGCCTTCTGCATAGTGGTTCTTTACAGTCGCAACTGCCTCGCGGAAGTTGGTTGTGTCAACATCGATAGCGTGGTGCGCAGGGTCACCTTTTACATTGAATGCAACGAGCATGTTAGGCCGCCTCGGTTTCAATTGCAAGCTGTTCATCTTCAACGCACTCTTCGAAGGTGTAAATGCCTTGAGGGGAGTATGCGCCGTAGTTGTCGTCGCCTGCATCGTCAATGAAGACTTTGCGAGTCGGGCGTTCAAACACTTCGTACACACGGCCGAAGGTTACATCTTTGTGGTGCTGCTCATGGTTAGGATCTTTCAACCCTGTAATACGAATCTTCATACTCAACTCCTATAGAAAATGTGATTACCCAATGCCAAAGCAGGTTGTAACTGATGTCGCCAGATCGGTTTCACTTTCTTCGTATGAAAGAACTCACCACCCTTTGTAGGGTCGGCTGCTTCATAGAAGTAGGTGTTGTATGCCACATCTAACGCCTTCTGCCACGATTGATCATCGTTACCGATGGCCGTTCGACGGTCTTTAGCTTTGATTTGGCACATGTAGCTGAACTGGCAAATACCTCGACGTTTCTGATTGACAACGCCGTGAACATCATCGGCATATTTACCTGAATCTCTCCGATTAATGATCGTGTATGCTATTGCGTACTGGCCCTTTACTGGCTCACCGCGACCTTCAAAGAAGACAGCTTCAGCTAGCTTGCGACACTGGACGTTAGCATAACACACTTCAGGCTTTGTTACACTGGATTGTTTCAGATCAACTTTAAGTTCAACGGGGACGGTGTTTGGTGTGAGGGATAATGCTTCACTCTGCGATGGTACTATGTTAGCACCAAACACCAGTAACGCCCACACAGCCAGCACCTTCAATTGAGTGCTCATTATTGTTTCTCTTTACACTTGAACCACCTAGACTAGATGACTGCATGATGAATGTCAAGCCTTAACCAACAGACTCTCGATGAATGGTAGTAGACGGTCCTTGTCGAAGAACACGCTTTGCTTGATGTCGACATAACCATAATAGGCCGCAATCAATAGGTCAAACTCATAAGCAAGCTGCTCATTGAACTTGACCTTGAAACGCGACGAAGACATCTCAGTGAAGTTACCGAACAACAAGACACCATGAGTGGGTGCTGGTAGCTTCGGGAACATCTCTTTGAAGGCAGTCGCATAACCAAAGAGTTGGAATATGTATGTGACAAGTTTCTTCTGTGCATAGTTCTTCGTCAGATTGACCGCCCGTCGTGAGTTCTTATGGTCCACGATGCACAAGTCAGGCCCTTCGAATGCTATGCAGTCAACTCGCCCCGCGTAACGCTTCTGACGGGAGTACAGGGGCGCCTCGATAGCAATAATCGGGCCTAGCATGTTGAGGTTCTTGCGTGAGCGATTGAACAGCAGTGAACCAGGGCCTTGCACGTCTTTACGTTCAAGGGTGTTCATGAGGTAGCGTTCAGACAGATCATGCAGGTTGTTACCGCGTGCGACTGCATCTTTGACGATCTTGTCGGCTTCCTCTTCACCTACACGTTCACGCCACTCATCAATACCACCATCATCAAGTAGACCAAGAATCGAGGTCATTGATGGGAACTTGGTGTTTTCGTCGATGATGTAATAACGCGTTTCACCTTCTTCGGTCTTGAGGTCTTCAAGTGGTAGTTTGACCCACTCGAACTTCTTCCAATCATTCAGCATAATGTACCTTAAAGTAAAAACCCTGATTGCTCAGGGTTTGTTGTGGTTAGATGTCAGGCCTTTCGTCAGAGACCTTCATATTCTTCACGCATATTATGCAACCTCGTTTTCGATGAGTTCAAGCATGTCAGCACACAAACCAGAGCGGATGCAATCTTCTCGGGTGTAGCGAACGATTTCAATAGCCTTGTTGCGCTTCGTGATTTGACGCACAAGCCACGACAGACCAGTTTCCTTAGAGCCCAGGTCAGTTTGATTGACGTCACCGCTGATGAAGATCTTCGAATTAGTACCTGCACGAGTCAGGAACATTTTCATCTCAGCAACAGAAGTGTTCTGCGCTTCGTCGAGCAACATCACCGCATCATCAAAAGTCGCACCACGCATGTAAGCGAGTGGCTTGGCAAGTATACGCGACTTGTAGTCACATTTAAACTTGTTTGAGCCAAGACGATCAATCAGTCCAGCCTTGAATGGTTCAAGGTAAGGAGCGAACTTGTCGTCAATATCACCAGGCAAGTAACCGAGTTTCGGTCCAACCTCAACTGGTGGACGGGACATGATGATGCGCTTGACCATCCCATTCTTATACAGCTCAGCAGCAACAGCCGCTGACAGATAAGTCTTACCAGTACCAGCCGAGCCGATGGAGATCACAATGTCGTCATGCAGCAGGGCTGCGATGTGAATTGCTTGACCATCAGTCAGTGGTTCGAGTTTCTTTGTAGCAGCAGGCTTATATTCATACTCAAGTGATTCACCAGTAGTAGTGCTGTCGTTTGCAGAAGGTTTCCCACGCTGTGGCGCTGGGTTCTTGCTTGCGCGTTCTGAATCACGACGTTCTTTACGGGTTTCGCGTTTGAAGCGTGCGTTACTTGACATGGCGTACACCTTATTTTATCCAACTGCGATAGTTTTGGGCTTCTTTGATTTACTTAGACTACAAAAAAGGCCCTAGCCGAGAATTCAGCTAGAGCCTAAAGTTTTCTTATTCTTCGATTCCGATGTCAGTCATGACATGATCCTTATCTTGTTTTAGTGTGTAAACCTATTTATTACCGAATGATGTTACTGAGGTTGTCCTGGTACTTCGGTGGCAACTTCTTTTTGATCTCTTTCATGCGATCATTGAAGCTGTCAGTGGTCTTTACACTGGCCGTCTTGTAAGTGTAACCGATACATGCAGAGGTGATTGCTTGCATCACTTGCATTGCACCGCACTCAGGGCACGGCTCAGATTCAGGCTTCTTGCGGTTGGCAATCGAGTAGACGCCTTCCCAACGATGTTCGCACGCCTTACAATGATAGTCATACAGCGCCATTAACTAACCCCTGCAAACTTTTCCAGCAACCACATCACGCTGATCGCAGGACCGATGAACGGAATGAAGAATGCAGCAAGTGTCGCCAAGAAGCCTTTTGCGACAATCACACCCATACCCCACAGGATACCGAAGATCAGACCGAACGGGATGTTGATGATGTTGTAGCGTTTGATGACCTTCTTGACGTCCGATTTGGACTTTTCTTCCAAGAATTGTTCTACCTTACCTAATGTTTCACTCATTTGCCAATGGCCTCTAGGGTGTCTACGAATGCGTTCATTTGTTCAACAATACGTTCATATGTATCTGCCACGGTTTTGTCTGTACGGACTTCAATGTTGCGTGGCAGGAACAGTGCGAAGGTTTCGCTGTTGCGATCTTTCACAATATCGTTGGCCCGAACAGTGATGATCATACCAACGGTACTCTCATTCCACAGTGCATCACGGTCTTTGTCACTGAAGCCCGTACCAACGCCAGTGATCAGCATACGTTCAGCCGATGCACACACGGCAGCGCCGAGTCGTCCAGCATTCTTACCTGTGCCTTCTTCAAGCCGGATGATCTCAAGGTCACACTCGAATTCGATCTTACACTTGACTTGGTCGGGTGAAGTGTGATCGGCCCATATACCGTACTGGTTCTTGACGACTGTACCTTCTTCACCCTTCTCGACTTCCTCTTTGAAGTGGTCGATGATCTCTTGCACGCTGTTGACGACTTTCGTACTGACAAGACGCAGATGATCAGCTTTGCCAGCGATTGCAGTTTTCAGGGTGTTCAAGCGCGTTGCGTAGGGGATCTTGCAGATGCGCGCTTCATAGTCAGCAAGTGGCACGATATCCCACAGCACGAAGACGATGCGGCTGGTATCAACTTCATCGGCGTTCAGACGACCATTACCGTCTTTACGCGACATGATCTTACCATTCTCATCCAGGTACAGAGCTTCACCCATGTACACGAAGCCAGGGATGAACATACCGTCAGTTTCTTGGTTGTTGAACGGCTTGACTTCACATGTACGCGAACGATAGACCACAGTTGTAGGGTTTGCGATGATGTCGACATACATACCGTCAGATTTGGTCTGACTGAATGCTGGTAGCTTGAGCTTCGACAGGTTCTTCTTGCTGAACGAAGAGCAACGCTGATACGGGGCGGTGTAGATCAGATCCGGCCAGACCTTGTTCATCGTTGAGTCAGTCACACCACAACGCAGGTCTTTCTTGACGATACGGAACAAGACCTCACCGTCATCTGCGCTGAGAGAGCCTTCGAGACGTGTCATATACTCGATTGCCTTCTTACCAGTCAGACTGCGCGACGACAACACCTTCAGGCCATCGATTGCGGCTTCAAGCGTATTCAGCCCAGTGTAGACGGTCGGGCGCGGGTACTTGACGATGTTGTATGTGATGCCAGGGCTGTAGGTAGCGATCCCGATCTTTTTGAACAGCTCGGCTTCGTCATGCGACAGATTGGTAAGGATCGACTCCTTCACTGTGCGCTTGCTTGTCGCTTCGAGGGAGTTCAGTACTTTTAACATTGTGGATAATCCTAGTTCAGGGTTTAGTAAGACAAGTATACATAGATTCCGTTGGAACGCAATGGTTGCTTATAAATAGCTTCATATAGAACACACATCACACAAAGGTTATCGTGTATGTCAAAGATTCGAGTAGACACAGTTGCAACACTAGACGAAAGCACCAGTGTCCCCACTGCTACGCTGACGGGCCTGCCTGCGCGTATGACAGCGGCTGAAACAAACAAAGCGAACAAGGGTGCAAACAACGATATCACAGCGCTTAACGCACTGACTACCGCTATCACTATCGCTCAGGGTGGACATGGGGCGACGACTGCTGATGGGGCACGGTCTGCATTAGGCGTGACAGGGCGTAACCGGATTATCAATGGCGATTGCTCGATTGCTCAGAGGACGGCAGCGGCGTTCGGAACAGCTACAGGTGGATATGCAGGCCCTGACCGTTTCTATACAGCAAACTCAGCTTCTGCTGGCGGGCAATTCACACAATCTGTAGGAACTATTCTTGACGGTGCTATAACCAGATTCGCAATAGTTCAGACGGTAAACACGGCCATTGCCAATACAACTTCAACAAACTTTTGGAGTGGTATCGTTCAACACATCGAAGGGTATAACTGTTTCGACCTAGTCGGTAGCCCTGTAGCAGTATCGTTTCTGTTCAAAACAAACGTGACTGGCACTTTCAGTGTAGCGGTTCGAGATAGTACAGGGTCAGTAAGCTACAACACCTCGTTCGCCGCTGTTTCTGGTGTTCCGGTCAAAGTATCTATCAACGTACCCGCTGTACCTCTTGCCGCCGTCATTCCACAAACAGGCGGTATTGGCATGCAGGTGTGGATTGGTGCGATAAACACAGGTAACAACCAAGCTCCAGCGAGTAATGTATGGAATACAGGCAGTTACATAACAGTCCCATCATCCACCAACTGGGGCGCTACTGCTGGCAACTACATCTCATTGACCGATTTGCAGTTTGAGGCTGGTACAGTGACACCGTTTGAACGCCGTATTCGGGCTCATGAGTTGATGTTATGCCGACGTTACTACTATACCACATCAGTGAACTGGGTATGTTATCAAAATGCGGGTAACGGGTATGGAACAATGTTACAACACTCTGTACCAATGCGAGCCTCCCCTTCGGTAGTCGCAAGTGGGGTGTCGACCATTAACACTACCAACGGTGGCGTTAGTGCGGATACAATCAATTACTGGCACTCAGGGTCTGCTACTGCATCAGGTGTTGTCCAGTATTCAGCTATTATTACCTTCAGCGCCGAACTCTAACCCTCAACCAGATCGAGGACTTCATCGTCAATGTAAACGACGGTGAAGGCCCTCATCAACGCCTCATTGATTACGTGGGTATAGTCGTCGCGTGCGGCGGCATTACCTACCACGTAAATCGTTTCACCTCGCATACCTCGAATGCTGGTACAGTTGTACCCGATTACCACAACGTACTGACCACGCCTGAAGCCAAGCCGTTCAGCGATACTGTGTGCCTCGCCTGTATTGCCACCAAAGAAGAAAATTCGATCACGCATTAGAGTATTCCCATACTGATACCGTTTCTGATTGACATGAGGATCTTACCTAAGTAGTTATGCCCCTTGCCATTGTAGATTCCCCAGTATGTATCGCCCCAGTAGTTCCCCTCGACCAGATCATGGCCTTCAGTCGCCATCAACAGTGCGCGCAATTCAGGATGTTTAAACTTCTGAATTAGAAGGTCTTCCATGATGCGCCGCTTGTGTAAGTGCCAGTCTTGCTTCAGTTTGAGCTTCTGACCTGCGCGCTTTGCTTGACCTGCTGTAGGTATCAAGCTCATCTTAGCGCGTTCGTCCCAGTCATCAGTCTTAGCAGCTTGATACGCATGTTCAACAGTCGGAAACATGATGTTGGAAAGTTCAACCTCAGAGGGGTAGAAGTTGCTCAGAAACTTGAAGTCGCCATCAAAATGGTCAATCATATTCATTCCTCATATGGTAAAACACCGCCTTTGACAGCGGTGTTTGTTGGTTAGTCTTTTTTCTTTTTGTCAAAGTATAAGTCAGTTGAGACCATTGCAACTAACCAAACAACTACAATAACACCCCATGCTTCCCAATTATCTTCGCGTATAGCTTTCGCGGAGATAATAAAGAACACAACCTCAACGTATGAAAACCGTCTGGTATATGCAAGCCACTTCCACATATCAATTACCTCACATGTTCATCAGGTTGGCAAACTTGTTGTTTTCGTAGAACTCGGTCACACGACGGTCAACAATGATGTCTTTGCGTGCGATCTCCTTCAACACATAAAGCCCTGCAAGGGTCCGTAGACGACTGAAGGCGACATAGCCCTGTCCGTGTGCAAAGAAGCCGTTGCCAGTGTAGAGCGCTGCTTGTGACAAGCTCAGACCCTGGGATTTGTGCACAGTACATGCATAGCCAAGACGCAAAGGGTACTGTTGATAGTCAGCAACAGGCTTAATACCTACACCACCTTCGCCACCGCTGAAGTATTCGTACTCAGTCCACTTGAACTCTTTGACAGTGATGTGTTCACCTGTTTCCAGTTGAATCATGATGCTGTCATTGAACATCTTTTCAACGTGCCCTGTCTGACCATTGTAGTACGAACCATCAAGCGCGTTTGCACAGATCAGTACTTTGCAGCCGACTTTCAGCGACAGACATTCAGGTACTGGCAGATCTTTGAACGGCCCTTTCTTCTTACCAACATAGAGGCGTTCCTCACCCATGATGTCGTCATAGTTGTGCTTGTTGACTGTATCCGCTTCACGGTTGGTTGAACACAGGAACAGCGTGTCGTCGTCCATCTCTTCTTTGCTCATACCTTGTTCATTCAAGAACTCGAGGCTTGCTTCGAAGTTGTCATCACGGGTACGGATGCTGTTGAGTGCGTTGATGAACACTGCATCAGATTGACGCATGACCTCATCAAGTTCGATGGTCTGGAAGCCTGCTTCACGCCATGCATCAGTGTCGAAGGCAAACGGGCTGTCGAACTCTTTCAGGAAGTATTCACCTTCAGTCGACTTAGTGTTGAGTACTGGCGACAGTTGAAAGAAGTCACCTACGACGATCACTTGCAGACCACCGAAAGGCTTGTTCTTACGCTTTGCTTTACGCAATGCCATGTCAATCGCCATGAACGTGTCAGCACGCACCATAGAGATTTCATCGATCACGATACGGGTGATTGAGTCGTCGCTGAACAGTTCCTTGACCTTCTCGTTGACGTTGTTGCGTTGTTGTGGGGACAAGTAGCCGAGACGTAGACGGAACGTGCTATGAATCGTCGCGCCCTTGATGTTCTGTGCAGCAATGCCTGTAGGGGCGAGGAAGATCGTGCTGTCGGAACACAGGTCACGAATCTTGCCGACCAGGACAGATTTACCAACACCACCGGGCCCGGATATGAACGTGTTTGCACCATTCATGATCTGGTTAAAGGCAAATTGTTGTTTCGTATTCAGTTGCATTCGGTATTTTCCACTTCATCAATCATTCGTTCATTAACAACTTCGGTGAGCGCTTCGATTAGTTCAAGCGCCTGCTCTTTGCTGAGTTGCACATCATGTTCACCAGAGCCGTGATGCTTGACCACAGTACCCAAGAACAAATTTCCGTATTGCACCGACATGATCAACTCATCACCAAGTTGATTCTGGCAGCCGAAACGACGTTCAAAGCATGATGAAAGCATGACTTAAATCCTCTCACATTCATATTAGAAGGGCCCAGAGTATGAGCCCATCCACAAGTTACGCCAAGATAATTCGCGACGGCTCGGACTGTTCAACTACTGGTTCAACAAGAACCCCTTCATCAGGTTCAGCAACAGGTTCACGCATACCGAAGATCACCGCGAACTCTTCGCAGATTGCCTTGAACAGGAAGTCTTTCGAACGCTGTTCCTGTGGCAGTTGAGCGTAGGGCACCATACACGGATGCATCTTGACTTCAGGACGCTTCTCTTTACCGTAAACCCATCCATCACGAGTCTTTTGAGCCATCCAGTTTTTGTGCGACTGCTCAGGGGTGCAATCAGGATTGGCGATATGGAAAGCAACACCATCGATTGCCGACTGAACTTGCCAATCAGGGGCTTGATCCCATGGCACGACAGTATCGTCACCGATCGACAGACAGTAAGCGCGATTCACTTGGTGCGCAACTTGTGCCACAGTGATATACATCGCGAAGGTCTGTTCCTGTTCAGGGGTCATTTGTTGCTGTGCTGCTTCACTCATGCTTAGTACTCTCTTTGTGATAAATGCCGATTGTGTATTTGGTACGCAGTTCCCAATCTTCTTTGTCAGCGTACTTGATGATCTTCACCACGTTAGGTGAACCCATCGGGACAAGTCGCTCAGGGTCAACGACCTTGATCAGGTTCCACTCAACCAACATCTGGACGATGCGGTTGCGACGTTCAATGTCACTTTCACTCAAGTCGGTACGCAGACCGTCGAGCGCCAACAGCTCTTTGAAGTGGCAGATGTAGTAGTGACCTTGACGGTGTAGAATGTGTGCCGACTGAGTCAGCACCTTTTCACTGCGACTCGCAAGACCGATGCGGGTCAATGTTTCTTTGACTTTCCGAAAACTTTCCGTATCGAGTAGTTCAACCTCAACCATTTTTTCGATTACGTCCACTGGACTTATCATTACTGCGACCTCCAACGTCATATGATGCTTTAATTGTCTGCAAATCTTCAGGTGTTAACAACTTCAAATACTCTAGTGCCCGCAGACGGTTGACGCCGTAATGCTTAACAACTAAATCGATATTTTCCTTGTCGTCTCCGCTTTGTTTAGCCCACTTGTTGAAACGCTTCTTTTTGCTGAGTAAGTAGAAGTAGAAGTCATGTACCTGCTCTTTGGTAAGCTGCCAATGCTTGTTCAGTTCATTGGCATACATGATTGTTTCTACGCTTTGCGACATCCCCCGATTGATCATGAACGGGGTAAAGTCAGGTGCAGTTTCTTCACGGAACAGGTATTGCTTGTCGTAGTTCAAATCAGTTAACCAATCGAACAACGCGACCTTAGTCCGCTTGTACTCTTGCTCCTCTTCCTTAACCTCTACGGCCTGACCGTTCAGATCGATCATTTGAATGTCACACTGCTCATCAGCGTAACGCACATTGCCGCGATATGTAGCTCTTTATCGGCAACGACACTATCGTACCGTTGATAGTCTTCAAGGATCAAAACTGCTTCAGGAATCGATTGTGGGTCGATGTGTTCTTTCAACGTCTTGTACAGCTTAGTGTACAACGATGAGATGTCGTTGGTTGCATTCTCTGCGCACCATTGACGCACATCAGCGAACTTCTTAGCCTTCAGCGACTTGATCAATCCATCAATGCTGACTTCCTGAAGATCATTCAGAATGCCTGCATCGATTTCACCACCGCGACCATATTGTTGCAACTGGCCGAGGATGCGACGGTTGTCAGGGAAGAACTTCTGGATCAAGGTCGCGACTGCGGTTTGATCGTACTTGATATTCTCATTCGCAAGAATAGCACATACGCGCTGAAAGAACTTCGCCTGAATCAGTGGTTGCTCGGCTTTTGCGATCTCGAAGTCAACACGCACGGTACGCGAATGCAGCGGGTCGATGATGCGGTTCGGGTAGTTACAGGTGAAGATGAACGAACACGTCTGTGAATAGCTCTCTAAGCCGCCACGCAACGCGCTTTGTGCTGCCGCTGTCAGTGCATCAGCTTCGTCGAGAATCACGCATTTACCAGCGTCAGAGAAGCTTACAGTGGATGCAAAGTCTCTGATCTTGTTGCGGATCGTGTCGATGCCGTTATCTTCCGATGCGTTGATGATGATCCAGTCAACACCAAGTTCTTGACACAGTGCTTTTGCCGCAGTAGTTTTACCAGTACCAGCTGTACCACACAGCAGGAGGTTAGGGATGCGACCACCTTTGATGATGTCCATGAACTGGGTATTCAGTTTCTTGGGCAGGATGCAATCAGCAATCCGTTGTGGACGATACCGCTCAACAAAAAGTGGTTCTTTCATGTTGCAATCAATTGACATTCTACAACCTCACAATTACAATGATCAGGTAACAAAGCGCATTCGTTTAAGAATGCGCTCCAGATACTACATGCCTTAAGGCTTAGGCGCAAATGTGCTAGTGCTGCTAGCGTCCAGAGCCATCCAGAAGGTCTTGTTGGCGTTGGTCACTTTGGAGATTTTGCGCGAACTGATTTCGAATTTGCAGTCGCCATCCAGAACAGCCAGGGCATCGGTCTTGTAGAACAGATCGAAGGTATCAGAAGTAGTGCCGACTTCGATAGAGAAGCCGTTGGTGTCATCACCCGAACCGTTGTTGCGGTCGAATGCGCTCAGCACAATTTTAGCACCATCAGACTTGAAGCCGACGTATTCCAGTTTCAGCGCGTTCGCCGCGTTCATCACAGCCTTCAGTTGCTGCGCAGTCACGCTGACTTCCAGGTCTTCACTTGGCAATTGGAAGTCTTTTTCGAAGTAGGAGTTGATGAGCTTTTCAGCGCCATCCACATACTTCAGCTTTTGACCACCATCCTCAGACTTGATCAGAACAAACTTGTCGTTGCTGAAGTCCAGGACAGGATTGGAAATGATGCCTACGACGCCGATGAACTCACGCACATCATAGATGCAGAAGGTACGCGGGAAGTCTTCAGCGATCGGTGCTTGGAACGCGATGGTCTTTGTATCGTTGACGCTGCGAATTTCCTGCTTGCCTGCAACGATCTTCAGTGTCTGGTTGATTGCATACAACCCTTTCAGAATATCAACAGTTTCTTTGCTCAGACGCACTTCGTTAGTGTTGCTCATGTATTTCATACTCCAAGGGTTTTTAGTTACACAGTGTTTAGGCTAGCCATTCTACAGTGTGACAATTACTTGTCAACACTAATATTGGATTTTACTTTAAGTACGCAACTATCACGTAACCGAAGAGCGACAAGATCCCCTCCGTATACGCAACCGGCATCGATGTTATACGAAGCAACATCAAAACCGCGCTGCTCTTCAACTTGCTTTTCAAGGTCATGATAGTTCCACTTCTGGTGTCCGTGTACGAACGTGGTGTCGGTGTGATTCGCTCTTAGTTTATCCATATCAACAGCAGTCGAGCGCATGCAATAGTTAGGGACGCTACCGATAGCATCTCTGAAGATGAAACCGATACCCTTCTCGATATCTTTTATAGGCGCATGGCTCAGTACAAACGCGTGACCATCGAGAATGATTGTGTAGAAAGTTTCGCGTTCGATCAACAGGTCAACAATCCACTGTTGTTTATCCTTAGGTAACTGCGCCAGTAGTTCATGGTTCTTGTTGCGCGCCAGAGACGAATAAGGCTTATAGCCGTAATGCTCTAGGACGAAGTTGTATTCGTGATTACCCATTACCTTGTAGTCGGCTGGATCATTGATGATCATGCCAGCAAAGTGTGGGCCTCGGTCGATCATGTCACCAAGTTGAAAGATGCGCGCATACTTACCTAACAGTCGGGCATCATGCTCACACTTGTCGACCAGAGCGTTGTATTCGTCCGCACAGCCGTGAACATCACCAATCGCGTAATACTCGCAATGAGGCTCAGCGACAACGATATGCTTCATTAGCAGATCTTGGATAGGATTATATTTCATTGGACGATTTCCCAATCTTGGTTGATACGGACGAACTCCACGCCAGTATCGTACTTAGCCGCTTCTTGGAAGCGCGGCATGAGCGTGTAGTAGCGCGTACACTGCTTTTCGAAGTCGACATGCTCATCAATGTCACGCTTTGCATAGCGCGCTCTCAGAACGTCAACAGAGGGCGGATCAAAGCTGATGAACTTCACAGTTCGCTTGAACCTCTTCGCCAACGCAAGGTAGTCACCACACTCATGGAACTTAAGGTTCGATGAGTTGATAACAGTGTAATTGCAACCGAAGCGCAGACGCATCTCCAGCGTGTTTTTGATCAGTTCATAGACCATAGCACTGGCGTTGTTCTGTTTACTCGTGTCGTCGAATAACCGTAACCTGAAGTCATCGGTCGACAGCACGCAATTCGGTTGAAAGTGTGCATCTGCGAATCGATCCTTACCAACACAGTTAGGACCACGTAAAATAAATATCACCACCAGACTCCATCGCCAAGACCTAATTTAGAAGCGCGTGCAAAGAATAAAAACATTGCCAACGGCATAATGAAGAAGAACAGCCAGTACATGATGCCACGCTTTGGCTTCAGGCGTGAGTAGAACAGTCGACCAATCAGGTTCAGACCGATACCACCAACGCTGATCCAGAAACAGATGCCTGTTAGAGCAAGCGTTAACGCCATTGCAACTGTCATAACAACCTCCTCTTCAATCATTTGGTTCACTTCTGATATACCACATCATAGCGTATGGCACGTCTTGAGTCAATCATTATATAAATAAAACTTTATAACCTTAATATCCATTCAAACCGATTAACAGCTTGTTCAACGTCTGGAGACGTATTTTACTGGTTTTTATAGGATAGTACAATATAAATTTTCTATGAATTATTAGTTTTATAATAGAATATTTCTATTGAAGGTTGAACTGGGTTTGATACCCATAAATAGTCTAAAATAGCATACTATAGAGGGTTGATGAATGTCAACAGTCAAAACAGACAGCGTGATTGGGTCATTTCTTCCTATTCCAGTCATCGAACATGCAACTGACTTTGAGGTGTACACTGCCACCGCTGGCCAGACTGTGTTCACTACCACAAAGTTTGATCGATCAAACGCAATTCGCGCAATCTCGAAGAGTTCTGGCGGTGCGTTCAGCGAAGTTACTGCAAGTTGGACTGGGGCAAACACTGTCACCATCTCAGGCACGATTCTTGGTGCAGGCCAGATCTTCTACATCTTCAAGGTAGGCACTCACGCTACTAAAGTTAGGGTGCAAGATGCCACAGGTGCATGGGTCGACTTGTCATCATTCGTTGCGACTATGTCTGCTGCTTCTAGCAACACATTGATAGTATACGAATACACTGCTACTGATAACCAGACTGTCTTTAGCGGTGCAGACAACAATGGTTTGACTTTGAACTATGTCGCTGGCAGTGCGCTAGTTGCATACAACGAAGGGTTACTACAAAAAACTGTTGATTATACTGCCACTAGTTCAAGTGTTCTGACCTTAGCAACGGGTGCTGAAGCTGGCGCATTGGTGCGCATTTATGCTTTTGGTACCTTTGCCGTGGCCAACGTGTATACAAAGGCGGAAGACGACGCCAAGTTTGTAGCTAAAACTAATATCCTTGGTACAGTCAGTCAGTCGGGTGGAGTACCAACTGGTGCGATTATTGAATATACAACTGACGGTGCAGGAAGTACCTGCACTCGATACGCCGATGGCACACAAGTATGCACTTATCGCTTTCGGTCACCATCCGTATATGCATTAGACGTTGCGGTAGGGGCTATGTGGCGCACACGGGATACAGCCATTCTAGTGAATGGCGTTAACTACCTAAAGGCGTTTGTTGGCGAGCTACCCAAACTGAGCTACACAGTACGCATGGACAGCTGGTATGGGTTTCCAGGACTAATTGCGGGCACTCGCACATTAACGGCGTGGGTACCGTCGCATGTTATTAGTCTTGCGTCTATGTCAACCACTGTTGAAATTGACTGTATCGCTTGGGGCCGCTGGTTCTAAACCCGTACTTAATGCCCCGTAAGGGGTAAACTAAGGAGTAACACATGCCATCTAAAGCACGTTTGAAAGCAAAGAACATTTTGGGTATCGCCGAGGGCGGTACAGGTGCAACTTCCATGGGCGCAGGGGCTGTTGGTGCTGTAACTCAATCTGCCGGTATTCCCACAGGGGCTATCGTTGAATCAGGTTCCAATGCCAACGGCAATTACATCAAATACGCCGATGGTACCATGATCTGCACGCGAGTAGTATCGGGGACGTATAACGTCAACAACGCTTTTGGCTCGTTGTGGTATGCGAACATTGCTTCGCAAGCTTTCGCCGCTACTTTTATAGCTGTACCTATCTGTAACGTCGCCTCGGTGTATGGTATAGGGGCAGTTATGTGGGGTGCTGGTACTCTGGCAACAACCACAGGTTCGGGTGGGCTAACGATTATCAGTGCATCTTCATTTGCATCTGCGGCCTTAACTATTTCCCTGGTCGCTATCGGTCGCTGGTTCTAACTGAATATTAACGTTTACTCACACTGAGGAGAGAACGATGTACAAGATTAATGGCAATGGTGTCATCCGTATTGCTGATGGTGCGAGCATACCAAATGACATGCACAACAGTGACTGGGCGGCGTATAAAGTGTGGCTAGCCAAAGGTAACACGCCTCAGCCTGAATTCTCTGCTGAAGTCATTGCAGCTAAACGTAGAATAGCAATAGCTGATCGCCGGTTCAATGCTGAAGTGGCAGGTATCACTGTAGGTGGCATTCCTGTCTACACGGATCGCACCACTCAGAACAAATTGACGGCAGCGGCATTTCGCGCTTCGCGTGATCCTAACTACACAGTCGATTGGAAGACCCTTGACGGTTCTTTCGTTTCACTGACCGCAGAACTTATTTTGTACGTTGCTGATGCTGTAGGTGACTACGTGCAAGCGTGCTACACGCGTGAGGGTGTTCTCGGTTACATGCTGACGAACGGCACCTACACAGACTCAATGCTTGAAGAGGGCTGGCCAGCCCGGGAGGTACCGTATGTCGCAAATTAAAGTAACAACGTTGATGAATGCTGATGGGTCGAAACAGGCCACTTCAGCAGACGTCATCGATGGCGCAACCAAGACCAAACTGTTTTCACCGTTCAGCTTGGCGATGTTGGCAGGCGTTGATGCTGCTGCCCTTCGTAGTTCGATGGTTGCAGCAAAGAGCGGTGCTAACGCTGACATCACATCGCTGACAGGTCTTACTACGCCTCTTAGTGTTGCTCAGGGTGGTACGGGCGTTGGTCAATCATCACGGACACAAATCGAAGGGCTTGTTCTTCGAAAAACATCTGCTGGCGTAGTCACGGTAGGAGTTGGGTCGGCTTATGTCCCATTTGATGATCGAGTCCTTACGCTAACGACCCAAGTTACGGTAAACTTGTCGGGTCTCGTATCAGGAACGTTCTATCACTTTTACCTCTACAACAATGCTGGTACTACGCAAGTTGAACTGACTGGCACAGCACCGCAGGTCTACCTTTATCCGTCATCACAAAAGACATCTGACAACACACGGCGATACATTGGCTCAATTCTCGCTAGCGGTACAAGTGATTGTTATAACTTCGTGATGATGGGCGATAAGGTGCTGTATAACATCGACATTTCATCGAATACCGCTTTCAACAAGATCCTCGGCGGACGTGCAACAACTTCAACTGCAATCGATTGTTCAACTTTTGCTCCTGCGACTGCAACGACTGTCATACTCCATATCGGTAACAATCATGACACTGGTGCTGCTTGTCGACTTGCAAGTTCCGATATTGGTGCCCTCGGTGTGTCTAACTGGTCATACACAGTAGGGGCAAATCCTGGGTCCGCACAGTTTGTCGATCTTGAGCTACTTGTGAACTCTAGCCTACAGTTCAATTATATGGTTGACGCTGCAGGTTCAACTGGTGGTGTGTACTGTCGCGGTCGCGGGTACTATTTCAATCGTTAAACTTGGTGTAGTAAATAGTATCACTGCACTCTGACACCTAATCAGGAATAAACATGTCAAGTATTATTTCAAACTCACTCCGGATCTTGAATTCGGAGACGTTCGCCAAACGAATCGCTGAACAGCCAACGTACCTGTTCATCGGTAAGGACACTTCATGGGCCGACGAAGAACTGCCTGATATTCCTACCGAATCAACAAAGGACTTGACTCAGCTCTACAAAAACATGTTGGCCGTTAAGCGTGTTACTGCTGACACAATGACGTCGGTGATTCAGCGCATCAACTGGACATCAAACTCGGTGTATGATGCGTTTGATGATACCTTGAACATGATCGATGATCGTAAGAGTAACGGCACCAGATATCGCTATTACGCGTTGACCGATGAGTTCAACGTCTACAAGTGCCTGTCGAACAACAATGGCGCTGCGTCAGTCAACAAGCCTACGTCGCAGCAAATCACCGAGTTCAAAACGCCCGACGGTTACATCTGGAAGTACATGTACACCATCCGTTCGACCGACGTGTTCAGCTTCTTGACGCAAGACTGGATGCCTGTCTACACGATTATTGCGAACGATGGTTCATCGCAATGGCAAGTGCAGGAGAACGCGATTGACGGTGGTATCCATGACATCGTGGTTAAGACCAGTGGCGCAAGCTACAACCCTGCTATTCCACCTACTGTGGTCATCACTGGTGACGGTACAGGTGCAACTGCGCAAGCTGATGTACACCCGATCTCAGGGGCAATCACACGCATCTTGATCACGAACCCAGGGCTGAACTACACGACCGCAACCGTCACACTGACCAACATTGGTTCTGGTAATGGCTGCACTTCAGTAGCGATCATTGCACCAGTTGGTGGTCACGGTAAAGATGCCAAGCTTGAACTTGGTGGCGTGAACAAGATGATCAAAATGACCTTGAATGGTGCTGAAGGTGGCGCGTTCCCAACTACGACCTTCCGTCAAGCTGGGCTCCTGTACAAGCCGTTGAGCACCGAACAAGGCTCTAAGATCACAGTTGCATCAACTAACGGCTTTAAAGCTGGCGAGATTGTCACAGGGGACACAACAGGGGCAACAGGGGTTATTCGTCTCGTTGACGACAATGAACGGACACTTTGGATCGACACTGTAGTTGGTGCATTCATTCAGTCTGAGACGATTACTAGCGGTGATGTGACAGCGGCAATTGAGCGAGTTGTAAACAACACGAACTTGGTACTCGTTAGCACTGTTGCTTCGGCTGACGACGTTGTGACCCGTACTGGTGAGTTCATGTACATCTCCAACCGTGAAGTGATTGCGCGCAACGATACGCAAACTGAGGAAGTCCGTTTCATCATCGGTTTTTAAATTGTGGTGAGTTGATATCAAGTGCGCCATCCTTTGGCGCATTTTGGTATAAATAAGACCTATAGAGCCTTTCTTTAAGAGAACACATAATATGGTCAATACAACATTTGCTCCATACTTCGACGATTACGATGAGACTAAGAACTACCACAAGGTATTGTTCAAGCCTCGCGTTGGCGTTCAAGTCCGTGAGCTGAATCAGTTGCAGACAATGTTTCAAAAACAAATCGAACGGTTCGGTTCGCACATCTTCGAAAACGGCTCAATGGTCGCGAATGGTGAAAGCAACTACGACTATGCCTATGAGTATGTCACACTCACCAACGTCGATTACGCTGAAATCTCCGAAATCCTATCATCGAATACTGTAACTGTCGAAGGTGACTCTACGGGCGTCATTGCGACCGTCGTTCAGCACGTTCCTGATACTCTGACTGATCCAGTCACATTCTACCTCAAGTACGATTCGAGTGGTACTGCTGGTGAATCGCGCTTTGCTGATGGCGAGACCCTGACCCTGTCCTACTCTGGTGAAACTGACTTCGCCCAAGCGACAGCGATTACTACTGGTCAAGGTTCAGTATTCACAATCAACGCTGGCATCTTCTACTTCAACGGCGACTTCATTCGCACTGACGCTCAACGCATCGTGCTTGGCAAGTACACTAGCCAACCATCTTCGGTCGTCGGCTTCCGTCTGACTGAATCTACTGTTGACTGGACTGCTGATGATACTTTGGTTGACGTCGGCAACAAGAACGCAATCGGTGCTGACCGACTGAAGAAAGTCCTTGCACTCGAAGTATATGGTCTGAACGAAGTGTTCGACCGCTCGACGTTCATTGAACTTGGTCAGTTTGAAGAAGGCGTTGAGCGCAAGAAAACAACTACATCGACTTACAGCGTTCTGGCTGACACTATGGCCCGCCGCACTTACGATGAATCGGGTGATTACACTGTAACCGCTTTCAACCTGCGTCTGCGCGAACACCTCAATGCAAACAGCAACGGTGGTCTGTTCGATGCCCCAGTTGGCGATGAAGCCAAGTTTGTTGTGGGTGTTGAACCTGGTAAAGCATACGTTCGTGGCTATGAAGTCGAGAACTTTGCAACCCGCTATATCGACGTCGATAAGGCGCGTGCTACTGGTCACTTGAACAACACTGCATTGACTGTACCAGTCGGCAATTACATTGCTGTTACAGGGCACAACGTTCTGCCAGTGAGCAATTCATTCCAGACAATCACTTTCTACTCAGGTGTCTCTGTGACTCCTGGTGCAGTTCCTCCTGGTACTGTGCTTGGTACTGCTAGCGTGCGTTACTCTGCGCTTGGCACAACTGCTGGTCAGTTGCTGGTGTATCTGTTCAACGTGCGCTCGGCTGCTGGCACTAACGACACAAGCTTCATCGCGACTGCCAAGTCCGTGTATGCTGCTGGTACTGTTGCGTTCACTGCTAACCTGCTGACTGTTCCTGAACTGGTCAACTCTGTCAACCACGGCCTGACTTACACTCTGCCTGTGAACGTTGTCAAGACCCTTGCGCCAGGTGGTGTTAGTGATACTTCGTTCTCGGTCATTCGTCAATACACTGCGACTTCAGATTCGTCTGGTACTGTTGTGTTGTCTGCTGGCACTAACGAAAGCTTTGCTGCGCCGACCGCTGTCAACAGTGTGGCGTCGTACAAGCCTGCTGGTGCTGCTGTAACCCGTGAGATTGCTACTATCTCGACTCTTGGTGGTGTGCCTGTTGGTTCGTCGCTGACTATCGCGTTGGGTGCGGGTGCTGCTTCACTGCCAATCACTATCAACGTTGAGGTGATCAAACAGCAAGCGGTGCAGAAGACCAAGACCAAGACTGTTGCGTCTGTGACCAAGACTGCTGGTTCGATGGTAAACCGTAAGGTTCAACTCGATAAGGCTGACGTCTACAAGATCGTTTCGGTTGTTGAAAACGGTGTCGACAAGACCTCGCGTTACAAGCTGAACACTAACATCACGTCCGAATATTACGGTGTCTCGAACATCGAACTTCTGGCTGGTGAGTCTCTGCCGACTAACGACCTGGTTATCGACTTCGAATACTACTTGCACGGTGCAGGTGATTACTTCAACGTTGACTCTTACAGCACTGTGGCTTACCCAAGCATCCCTGTAGACGCGGCAAACAACTCAGCCACTAGCATGGCCGACATGATCGACTTCCGCCCTCGCTTCAATGATGCAGGGACCGCGTTCACTGGTACAGGGGCTTCGTTCGTTGAAGTGCCAGCACCGTACACACTGTTCCGTTGCGATCTGGATCAGTACCTGCCACGTGTGGACAAAGTGTATGTCGATTCGAAAGGTACTTTCGGTGTTATTAAAGGTGTTCCTGCGATTAACCCCGCTGAGCCGAACGCTCCAGATAACACAATGACCTTGTACAAGTTGATTGTTCCTGCTTACACGAAGTCTGTTACCGATATTCAGTCTGTGTTCATCAACAACCGTCGTTACACTATGCGTGACATCGGTAAGTTGGAAGATCGGATTGCGAGTATCGAATACTACACCTCGCTGTCGTTGCTTGAAACTGAAACCAACTCGATGCAGATCACCGATCCGTCTACTGGTCTGAACCGCTTCAAAAACGGTTTTGTGACTGATGGATTCTCTGATTACTCTGTGGCTAACTCGACTGTAGCCGAGTTCAACTGTAACATCGACAGCAGCATCATGAGCCCAGGTATTGGCGTTGACTTCGTCGGTCTGACACTTGATCCTGCATACTCGACTGGTGCTGTTCAGACTGGTTCGTTGATCACTCTGCCGTATACCGAGCGCGTGTTCCTGTCGCAGTTGCTTGCGTCTGATGCACTGAACATCAACCCGTATGCTGTTTACCGCTGGAACGGTACACTGACCCTGAACCCAAGCAGCGACGTTTGGTACGATAGCACTATCATCGGCCGCAACAACGTTAGCCAAACTGTGGGTAACTGGTCAAGTACTGCACCATCCGTAGTGTACACCATGCACAACGGTGCAAACACTTGGACGACAACTAACCCGAACGATTCTGCTCGGCGTCACTCGCGTGTAGGTTCGTCTACAACGACCACAACACAGAACGTAGTGACCACGTCGTCGTCGACTATCACCAACCAAGTTGGCACTTCAGATATCCCGTACATGCGTTCACGCGAAGTTGCGTTTTCTGCTCAGGGTCTGATGCCGTTCAGCCGTGTGTATGCGTTCTTCGACGATGTCAACGTGACCGCACACTGCAAACAAGGTGTACAAGCTTACGGCGCACCGATGTACGTTAACAGCTTGGGCAACATCTCGGGTACTTTCTTGATCCCTAATACGACCGCTTTGCGCTTCCGTACCGGTACCAAGCAGTTCACCCTGATCGACAATGCTAACAACGTGCGCGAAACTTCGCTGTCGTACACAGGTGCAAGTTACACCGCTAAAGGCACTCTGAACCTGCTGTCACAGACTGTTGTGACTACCACAAACATCTCGCAAGTGTCTAGCTCGGTTGTTAAACCATGGGACCCATTGGCACAGTCGTTCTTTGTTGAGAAGTCTGGTGGTGTGTTTGTTACTAGCATCGAAGTGTTCTTCAAGACCAAAGATGCTGTAATGCCAGTGTCGATTCAGATTCGCGATATGGAAGCGGGCGTACCCGGTAAGAACATCGTGCCTTATAGCACCAAGTCTCTGAACCCAAGCCAAGTGAATGTGTCGACTAACGGTACTGTAAGCACCAAGTTCGTAATGGAAAGCCCTGTGTACCTGGCAGATGGCAACGAATACTGCTTCGTTCTGATGTCGAACAGCAACAACTACAACGCGTTCATCGCCACTATGGGTCGTCCGTCGTTGGTTGGCAACGTTGCAATCTCGAAACAGCCAGCGGTTGGTGTTCTGTTCAAATCACAGAACAACAGCACATGGTCTGAAGATCAGTTGTCGGACATGAAGTTCAAGATCAACACTGCGAAGTTCAGCACTGATTCGGTGTTCAGCGCAGGTTTGAAAATGGGCTACCCGGATCGTGTGACTCTGGTCGCTAACCCGATGAAGTCGACTGCTGCTTCGAACACTATTACCCTTGAAATACCTAACCATGGTATGTTCGTTGGTTCTAAGTTCGTAATTGAAGGTGTTGATGTTGGTCCTGGTATCCCACTCGGTGAATTGAATGCTCAGCAAACCGTGTTCAGTGTAATTGATCCGGATCACTTGACCTTCAAGACCACTACCAACGCTACCACAAGTGGTTCGTTCGGTGGCGCTGTTGTGACTTCAGGTAAGAGCATGGCGATGGCTGCACTGCAACCAATCATCGAAAACTTGACGTTCGACCAGACTGAGATTGTTTGGACTTATCGTGGTACAACTGGCCAGTCAACTGACGGTACTGAAACACCGTACCAACAAGCGGCTGCGCTAAACATTACACCGGGCGCAAACAACTTGCTTGCTGTACCGCACGTTGTTCCAAACTCGGCTAACGATTCTCTGCTAACTGCTCCTGCAGGTATTGTAACAGCAGGCTTGGTTTCTTTCGTCGACAACATCTCTCCTGTTATCGACATGAACCGCGCAGGCATTATCGGTATCGTGAACCGTATCAACAACCCGACTACAGTCACTGAGACAGCGGCTACGGGCGGCAACGCTTACGCTCGATACTTGACTAAGGTCATCGGTCTGGCGAACGCTGCGAACGCTCTCAAGCTGTTCGTTGACGTGAATCAGCCACAAGGGTCTAACTTCCTAGTGTTCTACCGCACTGGTAACACTGAACAGGAAGTGAATGATAAGGTCTGGGCCGCAATGCCAGCAGTGTCGACTAAAACTTCGACTGATCCGATGATTTTCAACGAGTTCCAGTATGCCAAAGACGCTCTGACACTGTTCAGCTTCTACCAGTTCAAGATCGTCATGACATCGAATTCGTCGTGTAATGTACCAATGGCCAAACGACTGCGCGGACTTGCGCTGGGGACTTAATGAACGATCTACTTCACGTAGAGGGCATACCAGGATTGCGCAAGGACGCGCAATCGGGTGGTGTTCTAAATACTGACAGAGATGCCTTACTCGCTGCGCGTGAGTTACAAGCACGCAAGCTCAACGAGAAGGCGCACATCGACAACTTAGAGAAGAAGGTTGAACGGCTTGAAGGCTTACTCAACCAGCTTCTAGAGGAAATGAAGAATGGTAAGTGAATTGGTATTCAGCGATACGTTCGCTGAGTGGAAAACAAAGATCAATGCACTTGTGCAGGCCCACACCGACACGGCCCAATATCTGGACGATTATATTGCAGAACTGGCTATCACTGGCCCGTTCACATATAACCGCGCTGATACTTCTGGGTTAGACATCTCGGTTTACGGTGGTACTGTTCGTAACGGTTCTGTGGTTGAGTTTATGGCTAACACAGTCGTAACGATGCCGCCTAGTGTGACTCGCGTTCTGGTCATTTACAAGATCGACAACTTTGCACCTGTATTTCAACTGCATGCGTCTGATGCGGTGCCTGAAAAGAACGTGTTGCCAATCGCAATCTTCACGACTAACGCAACTCAGTTGACAGCCTACACAGACTTGCGGACTCAGTTCAGCATGTCGTCTGGTACAGCAGGTTCAGCAAGTGGTGTTCTCATGTTTGACAGAAACATTGACTTGAGCATTTCGGTTCCAGCAGCCAAGAACGCCCTGTCGATTGATCCTACGGTTAGCCCTGGTATCACTGTGACTGTCGAAAGTGGCGCACTGTGGGTGGTGCTCTAATGGCAGACATCACCTCCCGTGCCGAGTTTGCTGAATATTGCCTGCGCAAGCTGGGCAAGCCAGTCATTCGCATCAACGTGTCCGACTCCCAAGTCCAAGATCGCATCGACGATGCAATTCAATCTTGGAACGGTAAGCACTATGATGGTTCTGAGAAAGCTTGGATCGGCTACACGTTGGTTGAAGACGATATCCTAAACGGTTACATCACGTTGCCGTCGGACATCATGACTGTTGACCAGATTGTACCGATGTCGACCATCTATAAGGAACATGGTACTGATAGTCTGTTCAGTTATCGCTACCAGTACATGATGCAGAACATGTCACCGTTTCAGCCGTTGGATATGCTGAACTACTACATGTCGATGACCAATCTCCAAGAAGTCAACGATATGATTAACACGACTGAACGTTTCGAGTTTACGAAGCACAAGGCGAAGCTGATCATCTATCGTGGTATGGAGTCGTCTAAAGTTGGTGAAGTCTTGACCTTTCATGTGTACAAGAAAATCAATCCTGATGATGATCCTAGTGCATGGAATGACACTTGGTTGAAGCGTTACGCGACTGCGCTGATCAAACAGAACTTTGGTCAGAACATGAAAAAGCACGGCGAAATCCAAATGCTTGGTGGTGTTTCAGTAAATGGTCAACAAATCTTCGACGAGGCGACCGCTGAAATCAATGACCTTGATGAGGAACTACGCAGTACATACGAGGAGCCCGTCGACTTCATGATGGGGTAAAGGGTAAGGTGAGATGATAGACGAAAACAACAACGGCATAGATGATGAACTTGAGCGCGCTCGGGCTCAGCTTGAAGCTGACAAGGATAAGCTCAAATGGATCATTCGGCGCCGCATGGCTGTTGGTTCGTTTCTTTCGCTGATCCTGTTTGGTGTGTATTACGCACTGGTCGGCTTGTTCATCTCAGTTGACACCGCAAAGACAATGGCAGAGTTCAATAGCATCGTGGTCACGATTGTGGGCGCGTTGATCTCGCTGTTACTCAGCTACTACGGTACATCATACTTGTTCGATAAGGACAAGCTGCGATAAGCATAACGAACCCGACAACTCAGTCGGGTTTTTTATTACCGTTATCACTAAATAGGTTTATACAATGCACCCGACTGGGCGCGATAGACAGAATCTTTTAAGGGTATTGCGATGCTCAACCCATACATGACGAACTATACGGCGACTGAAGAACAACAGTTGACCGATGACCTGATCATTGAAGCTATTCAGGCGCGCGGTGTCGATATTCGATACATGGAGCGCACGCACCACAATTACAACGCGTTGTACGGTGAAGATCCTACATCGTCATTCGCTGGCACTAAGTCGATTGAGATGTACCTGGAGAACGTACAGGGCTGGGGTGGTCAGGGTGAGATGATGACCAAGTTTGGTCTGACTATCAAAGACACGGCGAAGTTCATTGTTAACCGAACACGCTTCACTGAAGAGTTCCCAGATCTCCCGCGTCCACGTGAAGGCGATTTACTGTTCATGCCTTACACCAACGCGATCTTCGAAATCAAGTTCGTAGAAAACGAAAGCCCGTTCTTCCAACAAGGCGCACAACTGGTCTATGAGATTAGTGCCGAACTGTTCGAACTGAGCCATGAAGATATTGACGCAGGTGATGTTGACATCAACGAATTCATTGCAGGTGTGATGAACTTCGACCAAGCGACTGAAACTGAGCCATTCGGTAAAAACGAAGTCATTGAGGCCACGTTCCAACCTGAGACGACTTTTGATCCAGCAGACCCATTCGCGGTGAAATGATCATATGCATTCATTAGAGAGTTTTAAGTATAACAAGACCATCACCCTATTGACTGGGGTGTTTGGTGCTGTGTTCAACGAAATCAAGATCGAACGCGCTGATGGCAAAATAATCCTTGTGCCGATCTCCTATGCAATCCAGCAGAAGTATGATGCGCGACTAAAGCAAAACCCTGACATTCAGACGTCGCTGAAGTATCAGAACATTCTACCAAGAATGAGTTTCAAGCTTGTCTCTTGGCAGCGCGATCCTGATCGTATGTTGAGCAAATACAACCAGTTGGTTGAACAGTCCGACAGGACGCAAGTGACCGAGCTTTCGAGCCAGCGCAACCGCGTGCCGTACAAGTTCATGTATGAAGTGAACGCAAAGACCAAGACTGTTGACGACATGCTTCAGATCGTTGAACAGATCCTTGTCATGTTCAACCCGTCGCTGAATGTGATCGTTAAAGACAACAAGGATCTTAATGTAACTTCGGCAATTAACATCGCCCTGCTTGATTCGCAGATTCAGGACATGTTCGAAGGCGCATTTGATGATGAACAGTTTCTTGAAACTTCGTTCAGCTTTGCACTTGACGGCTGGCTTTATATGCCGACTGCGACTAGCAAAATCATCACCAAAGTGATTACAAACATCTTCGACTTGGATACGTCCGAGTTGTTGCTCACGAATGTTGAGGTTCCATAATATGAATGATCGCCAGACTACCCGTTTCGAGGAGCGGCTTAATCAAATCGTCGGTGCTGAAAACGATGTATCCAAAGCGCTCGACGCGCTTGACGATGAGACAAGCCACTCTAACCTGCCTACTGTGGTTGAGTACGACGACGTCCCTACGAAGATGGAACCGTCAGAAGCCCTGCCACCTGACTTGCTCGACGACTACACGTTCAGTCGCAAGATTCTATACGGTCTGATTAATCGTGGGATCGTGGCCCTTGAAGGGGCTTCAATCGTTGCGCGTGAGTCTGAGCATCCACGAGCGTTCGAAGTCGTTGCATCGATCATGAACAACATTTCGGGAATGACCAAAGACCTTCTTGATTTACAAAAGCCGCTGTCCTCATCAGGGGGCAAGCAAACTATTGCCAAGCAAGTGAATATCCAAGTCAACAACAATGGCGTGACTGAAAACGGCATTAAGGATATCAATGCCCTGCTTGATGAACTATAAGGAATAGGGATATGTCCGATTATCCATTTGATCTTGTCGACTTCATAACGAATAACACTGCACTCGTTAAGAAGTTCTTGAGTAAGAACACTTACAGCCTTTATGTGCCAGATGTGTTCGCCGACAAGGAACATTACTACAAAAACAATCAGATCATCCTGAGAGCGGGCGCGCCTGTATTCGAATACTCGGATCTCCAGAAACTTGAGTACATCAAGTGTATGCGGGATGTTGTGTACTTTGCGCGCAAGTACGTCAAGATCATCTCCATCGATGATGGTATCATTCCGTTCAACCTCTATCAATTCCAAGAAGAGTTGCTAGAACTGTACCAGAAGCATCGATTTGTTATCTCGATGCAGGCACGGCAGACGGGTAAAACCCAGACGACTGCGACCTACTTGCTACACTTCGCGACCTTTACGCCGTCGAAGACGATTGCGATTCTGGCGAACAAAGCTGCTCAAGCGCGGGAGATTCTGTCACGGATCCAGATGTCGTATGAAAGTCTACCGAACTTCCTCAAGCAAGGTGTGACGACATACAACAAAGGTTCGATGAAGTTTGGCAACCGCTCTGAGCTGTTCTGTGGTGCTTCGACGTCTAGCTCTATTCGTGGTCGTTCTATCTCGTTGGTGTACATCGACGAAGGCGCGTTCATTCCGCGTGACATGGAGTTCTATGAATCAACCTACCCTGTAATCTCATCGGGTAAAGAGTCGCGCATTATCATCACGTCGACCCCTAACGGTGCGCGTGGGCTGTTTCACAAGTTGTGGCAAGAGTCAGTCAACGGCATCAACCAGTTCAAGCGTATGGAAGTGCCTTGGTATCTTGTACCAGGTCGCGATGCTGCATGGAAAGCTGAACAGATCGCTAACACCTCCGCCGAGCAATTTAACCAAGAACACGGCATTATCTTCCGTGGTAGCCAGAACAGCTTGCTGAGTGCAGACACACTTGCACAACTGGTGATCAACAAGCCGATTGACACGTTTGGTGACTTGAAGGTCTACGCGCATCCGATCAACGGCCACGAATACTTCGTCACAGTCGACACGTCACGTGGTGTGGGTGGTGACTTCTCGGCATTTGTGGTGTTTGATGTCACTCAGGTACCGTATAAGGTCGTGGCGACTTACAAGAATAACACGATATCACCGATGATCTATCCGCAAGTGATCAAGACGGTTGCTGACAAGTACAACGGTGCTTATGTCCTAGTTGAGATTAACGACATCGGTGAACAAGTTGCCAACATTCTCTATTACGAATTTGAGTATGAAAACTTGCTGATGTGCTACTCGGAAAAGAGTTTGCAGACAATCGGCTTCAAAAACGATGCCCGTATCGGCGTTAGGACCACTACGCAAGTCAAGTCAATTGGCTGCTCAAGTGTCAAGACGATGATTGAAACTGGCCGACTCGAACTCAGCGATGAGGAAATGATTGATGAGTTCGGTACATTCGTCCCTAAAGGTAAGTCGTATGAGGCCGACTCAGGGGCACATGATGACCTTGTGATGTGCTGTGTGCTGTTTGCATGGGCAACCGTGCAACAGTACTTCATTGATTTGACAGACAAAGACGTACGGAAAAACGTGCGCGGCATACTTGAGGAAGACTTGATGGAGTCTCTGTTACCGTTCGGCATCATTGCAAACGGTTTCGAAGAGTTCACAGGCATTCCTGAGGCGCGACCATTCGGTGTGTTCTAGGTATTAGATAACCACGTTCGATAAATAGATTCTATATTCCCATTAAACATATAAGAGGCACTACATATGGCGAACTCTCCTGGTGTGTACAGTAAGGAAATCGATCTTACTTACAACACCCAAAGCATTACCTCGAACGCAACTGGCTACGTTGGTATGTTCCGTTGGGGCCCGGTTGATGAAATCGTAGAACTCACAACCAACGAAGCTGAACTGCTACAGCGTTTCGGTCAACCTGATGCTGCAACTAGCCCATTCTTCCATGCCGCAGCCAACTATATGCTGTACAGCGTGCCTCTGGCAACCGTACGTGTTGTTGGTACTGCTGCAAAGAACGCTATCACAGACGACACTGATATCGCCGTACTCGCTCCGCTGGTGCGTAACACTGATCACTATGATTCGATTGAGCTTGATGGTATTAGCTTCATCGGTCGTTACCCTGGTGACATGGTAAACGGTGTCAAGATCTCCATTGCGAACTCTGTTGGCTACGCTGCTTGGGCATACAAAAACGAATTCGAATACGCGCCTACTGACGCTACCACTTTCAACGTGGTCGTGGTTGACGTAAGCGGTTCCATTTCTGGTAACGCTGGCACTATTCTTGAACGTTATGAACTGATGACTCTGGCTACTGGTCAGAAGAAAAGCGACGGTACTTCGGCATCGCTCGGTGAAGTTCTGAAGGCTCAGTCGAAATACATCCTGTTGGGTGACGTTGCTAAAGTCGTGTTCACTACAGGTAAGTATGAAGCTCTCCTGAAAAGTGGTGTTGACGATAACGTTGCGGCTAACGGTGACTTCGTATCTGGTTGGGACCTGTTCGCTAACAACGACCTGGTTGAAATCGTGCGTGTGTTTACTGCATTCAACCCGATTGAAGGCGTTGTTCGTGCAATCGATGTTATGGATAGTCGTCTGGATGCTGTCGCGTTTAACGCACCGCCCCTGGAAGCTGTCTACAACACCCTTGACCGCGTTGATAACCTGGTCGAGTACTTCGGTACCACTCTGAACAAGCCTACTAGCTACGCGTTCAACGTGGACAACTGGAAGCTGGTCAACGACAAGTATAACGACAAGAATATCTGGATCCCTTGTGACTCGGATGCTGCTGGTCTGCATGCTCGTGTATTCGTTCAGAACGAACCTTGGTTCAGCCCTGCAGGTCTCAACCGCGGCGTGTTGAAAAACGTTATCAAGCTTGCTTGGAGTTCTAACCAAACTCAACGTGACGTTCTGTATCCGATGTCGATCAACAGCATCGTCTCCTTCAAAGGCGAAGGTACTGTTCTGTTCGGTGACAAGACTGCATTGCGCGCTCCATCTGCTTTCAGCCGTATCAACGTTCGGACTCTGTTCATCGTGATCAAGAAAGCAATCTCGCGTTCTGCTCGTTACCAACTGTTCGAACTGAACGACTTCATCACTCAAGCGCTGTTCCGTAACTCGACTGATCAATACCTGGGCGACATTCAGGCACGTCGTGGTATCTACAGCCGCAAAGTAATTTGCGATAGCTCGAACAACACGCCTCAAGTGATTGATGCAAACGAATTCGTTGGTGATATCTACGTGAAACCAGCGCGTTCGATCAACGTCATTCGTCTGAACTTCATCGCGGTTGCCACTGGTGTCGCGTTCGAAGAAATCGAAGGCGCAGTATAAATAACAGAACTGTTGCTGTGGTAATTAAAGTTGCCACAGCACTTAGTTTCTTGATGAATTCTCGAGGTGTGTAAGTATGTCAATTTCCAAGTTCAAGAGCGCTCTGAAAGGCGGTGGCGCACGCGCTAACCGGTTTGAAGTGCTTGTGGCTTTCCCGGCGTTCGCTGGTACTAACGATGCAATCCGCAAGACTGCATTCCTGTGTTCATCTACCCAACTGCCAGGCTCTACGCTTGGTGTGATTGAACAACCGTTTCGTGGTCGTATTCTGAAGCTTGCAGGCGATCGGACTTACGATGAATGGGAAGTCACTTTCGTCAACGATACCGACTTCGATATTCGTAACTCGTTTGAGCGGTGGCACAACTTCATCAACGGCTATAACTCGAACACTGGTTCAACTGTTCCTGATGACTACATGTCCACTGTGACCGTGTATCAACTGGACAACAACGACAACCGGATCAAAGAGTATACCTTGATGCTGGCATGGCCGAGTGTTGTAGCGCCAATCGAAGTTGCTCAAGACAGCAACGACCAACTGGAACTGTTCTCCGTGACCTTTGCCTTCTCTGACATCGGCAACGGCAACAACTCCTAACCAAGTAAACTAAATAGTTTGACTAGAGTGTTGTATCGCTCTAGTCAAACTCTATAGTTAGGACTTTATCACTTATGCGAATGTTCGATTTTCTACGCAAACAGAAACTTTCAGATGAGCTGCCACAGCAGACGTTGTCGAACCAGGTTGCTGTTGATTTTTCTGATGGCGCCCTGACCGTCGAAAGTCCTGTGAACGGATTCTTGATGAACTTCGATTGGGCGGCTAACTCGCAAGCTGAGTTGCTGCACAAATACCGCGAAACTGCGAACTTCAACGAAGTCGACTATGCCGTTCAGGATATCATCAACGAGATGGTAACGTTCGGTGAAGATGAAGATCCAGTTGAGCTTGACCTGTCCGAAGTTGAATTGTCGGAAAACATCAAAGAAAAGATTCACGCGTCATATGAGAAGATTGCAACCCTCATGAATCTTCGGGATACCATTCACCAGCGTGCATATAATTTCTATGTCGATGGTCGTCTTGCGTATCAGAAAGTTGTTGACAGCAAAAACCTTAAGCGTGGGATCATCAACGTCGTTGAGTTGAACCCAGCGTTTGTAACAAAGGTTCGCAACATCCAGTACAACCAAGAATTGAAAACGATTGATGGTGTCGAAGAGTACTACCTCTATGACGAAAAGGCCGATGAGCGCGAAACGTCGAAGAGCCAGTCGGGTACCAACAACCGTCAGTACAAAGAAGCATTGCAACTGTCCGCCGAGTCGCTGACATACGTCACATCGGGCCTGACAGACCCTAAGACGGGCTACGCGATCAGTTGGCTACACAAAGCTATCAAGCCCGCGAACCAGCTTCGCATGATGGAGAACGCGCTTGTAATCTACCGTATCTCGCGTGCGCCTGAACGTCGTGTGTTCTATATCGACGTGGGTAACCTGCCGAAGAGCAAGGCTGAGCAATATCTGAACAACCTGAAGAACTCTTTCCGTAATCGTATGACCTACGATCCGGAAGCAGGTAACTTCAAAGACCAACGTCACCTGACAACTATGCAGGAAGACTACTGGCTGCCACGTACTTCAAGCGGTAAAGGTACTGAAGTGTCGACCCTGCCAGGTGGCCAATCGCTGGGCGAGATCGACGATATCCTGTATTTCCTCAAGCGTCTCTATAAGGCCTTGAACGTACCGACTTCACGTCTCGACAACGATTCGCAAATGTCGTTCGGTAGCCAAGATACTCAGATCAACCGCGATGAACTGAAGTTCTCGAAGTTCGTTTCGAAAGTGCGCAAGCGCTTCAACATGATGTTCCGCGACATTCTGCGTACCGACTTGATCCTCACTAAGATCATCACCGATACAGAGTGGCCAGCAATTGAAGCGAAGATGAAATTTGTCTACGCCCAAGACATGTAC